GGCCTCGTCGGGCGGGCGGCGGGCGGGCTGGTCAGGGCGGGCGGCGGGTGGCGGCGCTGGCTGCTGTTCTGTGTGCCAGGGCATGAGAGCAGGCAGGGCGGGCGGGTACCTGCTGCCGGTGTGGATCAGGGCGGCGGCGTGGTCTGCTGTGCTATGGATCAGGCAGGCGGGCGGCGTGATCCGGTGCAGTCTGTGCAGCAGATCGGCAACCAGCGCGGCGGATCAGGGCGGCGTGCTGGTGCCCGATGTGCTACGGATCAGGCAGGGCGGCGGGCGTGGATCAGAAAAAAAAGAAGCAGGCAGGGCGCGCCGTGTGTGGCGTGTTCCTGCCTGCTGTGCTGTGTGCTGCTGCGATCTTCCCGCCCCGGCACCGCTCCACGGAATGCCGCCGGGGTGCTTTTCACGCTTTCCCGGGGCGGTACTTTGTGCCGCGCCAGAGGGGTCAGATTCTCCACTTTACCGGGTAGTGCTTTATGTGTAGGGCTAGAACTTAGTGAGCTATAGCCTCCCCAGTAACCCCCTATAGTCCCCCTTCTTCCCCGTTTTTCTGCTCCGGGTCCAACTCTAACGGCTGCCCGTCCTGCTCCATCCGGGCGCGGACCGCCTGCAAAATGTAGCCTTGCAAGCTCTGGTTTGCAGCAGCCGCAGCCGCCTTTATCGCTGCTGCTTCTTTTGCCAGTGGTTTTATATTTATTTGCGTGCATTTTGCGTTGTATTTGTCGTTTGTCAGTCTTTTTTTTGCAGATATAGCCATAATTTCACCCTTGCTTTTTATTTATAAATATAATATAGCACCCCTGCCGTCACCCTGTACAGTGCCATTTTGCACAAAAGCACGGTACAGGATTTGTGCAAAAAGTAGATTGCACGGTACAGGGCTTGACAGCTGGCACGGTACAGTGCTATCATGTAGCCACGGCAAGCGGCACGGTACAGTGCAACGCAAGCCGAACAAAACCAACGATTGCAGGAGGATTTTACCATGCGTAAACTTAACAAGATCATCACCGCTGCCGCAATGGCTGCCGCCATTCTGGCAGGCTCCACCCCGAATGCCGCCGCGACCGGCTGCCCCTATACCGTCGGCCCTCTGGGGCGGTACATCGTCCCGGCACAGGTGCAGGGAATGACCGCCGACGGCGACGGCGTGCAGGTCTGGTGCAGCGACCTGGGCGACGGTGACGACTGGTTTTTTCTGGTGGATGCAGAAACCGACCTGCACATCTTCGACCGGGTCCAGCTGGTCATTGATGCAAACGGCACACCGGAAGATTTTTCCGATGACAGAGTGATCGACGCTCTGTTTTGCCACGACTGCGAGAGCGTGGACGACTAACCCCGCCGGATACCTCAGCAGGGCCGCACCGAACAAAGCGACCCAGCCCCACACCCGGCACACCGCCGGGACCATTTGAGAACTGAATACAGGAGGTTTTACACCATGAGAAACAACGATCTTATTGCAACCGCCGTTTGTGCCCAGTACACCCCCGAACAGCTGCACAAGCTGGCCGTCCACTACTACACCGCCGACGAGATCGCCAGCGCCGCCGCAAAAATCATTGTAGAGCCGGGCGAAGACGGCACCGCACCCGATCCGGTGGAGATTGCAGAAGAAACCCTTTGCACCGCCCTTTTCCACACGTTCGACGGCTGGAAAAGCCCCAGAAACGGCGGGCTGAGCGTCAAGCGCGGCGAAAAGGCCGTGATCCGCTGCAAGCTCTGGAAGTACAAGGACAGCCCCAAGCCCGAAGACCTGCCCGCCGACGCTGATCCGCTGACCCGGGCGGCCGCTGAGCAGGGCGGCGGCGACTACTACATGACCACCGCCTACCTTTTCGGACGCTGGCAGGTCGAGAAGCGAGACCCGAAGAAACCCGCAGAAAAACGCTTTAAGTCCCTTGATGACATCCGGGCTTATAACAAAATGCTGGCAGACCAGCGCAAAGCCGCAAAGGTAGCCGCCGCCCAGCAGGACAAGCCCCAGCAGACCAGCGCCCCCAGCGCCGCCGATTTGAAAAAGGCAGCGGACAAGGCAAAGCGTGAATTTATGGCCGTCTCCGAAGACGACCGCCCCGCCCAGGCCGCCGCGCTGGAAAAGTGGCGCAAAGCCCGGAAGGCCGCAGAGGACGCAAAGCAGACAGCCACAGCCGCCGCACCTGCCCCCAATCCGAAATCCGAAACAAACCCCCAGCCCAAAGCATCCCCCGCGCCAAGCGCAGACAGCGCCCCGGAATACTGTGAACAAACTTCTTTCTGCTGAATGGGATACCCTAGCAGGGCCGCACCCAGAAAAGCGGCCCCGCCCCACACCCGGCACACCGCCGGGACGATTGAAAATTGAATAGCAGGAGGATTATACCATGAAACTTTCTACCAACTTCACCCTGTTCGGCCTCAATGTCAAGGCGATTCAAGCCTATCTCAAGGAGCAGGCAAAGGACCGGCGCGGGGTTCGTATCACCTGCCGGGGTGATCTGGTCTATATCATCACGGCATACACTGCGTTCAAGCTGCCCTCTGTCCTGTATGCCGACGTGATCCAGCCCGTGACATTCCGCGAATGCCCCGCCGACGGCGTGACCATCATTTCCGCCCAGTATGGTTTTGAAGTGGAAGAGAACGCACCGGATCTGGTGGACATCTTCAAGCGCCACGCCCCCAACGAAAAGCCCGTTGAGCGCACGCCGTTCTTGCAGGACATCCCCACCGGCAAAAAGAAGAGCGGCCTTGCAAGGCTTTTCCACATCGGGACAACGCCCATCTTGATAAATGCCGACTACGACAGCATGGTGAACCCGGTGCAATTCACCTATCACGGCACGACGCGCGGCTATTCCCCCGTGTACGCTGTCAGCGCCAGCGATCCGACGATCTCCGTTATCATGCTGCCCATCAAGCCCACCGCAGAGGTTGAAACGCTCTGCAAGAAAATGTTTTCCGAATGACCCGCAAGGCCGACGGCATCCCGCCGCCGCTGGTGCAAGCCCAGCCGCCCCGCCGGGGCGGGCGCTCATGGGTCCACACCCAGACACAACAGAATAACAGGAGGTTTTACCATGTCTTGCATTCAGCTTTCCGAAAAGCATATTGCCGCCGTCGCTCACGGTCTGGCGTTCATCCTCAACGGGGCCGGCGGTATGTGCCACCTTGCCGCATCCTACGAGCTGCCGGAGTTGTCCGACGCTCTGAGCGCCTGCCGATATCCGCATGACTTTCTCTTTGATGACCGCAAGATTTACGCCGTTCTCTACAAGCTGAACGATGCCGCATACACTGGCCGCTACCACTTGGAGACAGCCGACGCCGAAGATTTTCCCACCATGCCGGCCATCTTTCCGCACCTGCTCCATCTTCTCGACTGGGATGCAGGGCGCTATACAATCGACCGCGATTTTTACGCATTCACAAAGCTGCTGGACAGTTTCATCTACCAGTGCAACGAAGATGCAACCCGGAACAACCCCGTTCTAAAAGCTCTTTCCGGCACTTCCCGTGCACTGTATGCGTTCATTGTCCAGAATGCCGCCGAATACAACAACGCCGAATGGATCATCTGACCCGCCCCGGACACCTCAGCAGGGCCGCACCGTAAAGCGACCCCGCCCCAGCCCGCAAGGGCCACACGAAAACGCGAACCCCCTACCGGGGAGAGCGAAACGCTTTGAAAACTGAATATTTGGAGGTTTACACAATGGCTATCATCAGCGAAGAGAACGCCCGCATTGCAAAACAGCTGTCTTCTTTCTCCGACTATGTGGAGGGAAGCGCAACGGCCAGCTACAACGCCCAGTGCGCCGAAGCCGCCGCGATCCTTGAGCAGGTCAAACCCAAGTGCGCCACCGCAGACCAGCGGGAGCGGGCCGAATGGCTGTACAGCCGCTATTGCACCGTACTGGCCGAAGCGATCAACCGTGAAAACGAGATCGGGACCCGTTGCCCGTCTGTGCTCATCTGCGGCCCCGCAAACTTTCCTGTTCGCAAGAAAGAGAAGCAGGTAGCAGCGTGGGACGCGAACCGCGAGAACTTCCGCAAGGCTGACCACTATTTGCAGATGCTCAAGCGGGCGCACACGCTGGCTGTCAAGTCCGACGATCCCGAAGCGCTGGACTATCTCCGCGCAAAACTCGACCAGCTCCAAACCGCGCACCAGACCATGAAAGACGCGAACGCCTACTATCGCAAGCACAAAACGCTTGACGGCTGCCCCGGCGTTACCGCCAAGGAACGCGCATGGCTTGAAAATGACCACGTTTTCAACTGCGGTTCTCCGCTGGCTCTCTACGGTTGCCCTTATCCCGCCTATGCACTGCAAAACAGCAACGCCAGCATCAAGCGGGCAAAGGACCGTATTGCAAAGCTGGAAGCAGCCAAGGCCGCACAGCCCGTGGAAGATGAACACGACGGCTACACCTACCGGGAGAACGCCGAAGCAATGCGTGTTCAATTCCAGTTCGACGGCAAGCCGGATGACGAAACCAGGGCGCTTCTCAAGCGCAACGGTTTCAGGTGGGCACCGTCGCAGGGTGTCTGGCAGCGCCAGCTCAACGACAACGGCAAGTATGCTGCCCACCGCGTCATGGAGGTTCTGGACGGTCAGCAGTAAAACGGACACTCTGACGGGGTTGCACCGTAAAGCAGCCCCATCCCAGCCCGCAATGGCAGCACCCGCCGCCGGCCCCGGTATCTATATACCCAGATCGGCAAATCTAAAAACTCGAATCCCTACCGGGACGAGCAAATGCACATCACTTTGGAGGTATTTACATGAAACTCAAGGAAACCCGCATTCTTGACGCTGCGGGCGCACGTTACGCCTGCATTGCCAACGACTACTGCACCCGCTGCGATTGTGAAGAATATGACCGCATTTTGAACGATGCAGCCGAAAGTAGCCGCAAACCGGGCGGCATCACGGTTGACGATCTGGCCCGCATCGCCGAAGCAATCAAGGCCGTCAGCGAAACGGATGACGATGTGCCTGCTATCGCTTTTGCGCTTTCCCGGCGCACCATTTCCCATTTTGAGCAGGTCTGAATCATCCCGCCCCGGTAGCCCGCCGGGGCATCTTGTGTTATACTATTGCTGTCTTGAATATGCGTTTTTCTGGTGCTTATGTGCTCAAACTGAGCATATTTGTATCAAAATCATGGTTAAGTGTTCGGAAATGAGGTGTTTTTGTGATTGAAGGTGAAGTTTTCGCCCCGTGGCGGCTTGTTGCCAGCTTTGCAGACGGCAGCCGGTTGTTATTCGACGGTCTGACCGAACAGCAGGCAAAAACAGCTATGGAGAGCGCCCAGCGGGATCACGGTTGCATTTCGTGGTGGGATCGTGTTACCGATCTCAACTACGAAGACGGGCGCTATTACCGTACCACGCCAGAGCCACCCACGATCCACGTCTTGAAAATTGACGAATAAAGAAATACCCGGTAGGCCATACAGCCCGCCGGGTATTTCTTTGCTCATTTTCCATTATTTTCGGTATTCGTGTTTGTTTCCCAGCGGCGTTTTTGCGTTTCGCGGAAATGTTTCACATACGCGTAAACTTTCCCGGCCTAATTTGCCTTTATATCATACGCGCGAAGGTGAAATGCTTTCACGTTTTCCTTTACCCCTTCCGGGGCGTAGCGTTTGCATTCTCTAAGCTGGTGCGCTTTACTTACGCGCATTATACGCACGCGCACGGATTTCTTCCGCCTGCGGCATATCGTCAAGGCTTTCAGCAAGCCGCACCAAAGCTTCTGCTTTTATCCGCTTTGTGTGCGATACGCTGTACCCGATTTTATGCGCCGTTTCCTCTGAACTGTGGCCACACAGCCATAATTCCGAAATCACTGTTGTGTACACAGTCTTTAGTGACCAGATTTGTGCGCGGATTGCAGCAAAGTCCCCACGCAGCACCACTTCTTGTACTTCTAGTTCCCGCAAGCGGTCAAGGCTCCCCAGTTCTTCGGCTCTCTGGGCAATGTCTGCCGTGCTGTCGCTGTGTCCGCTTCCGTGCGGCATTCCGCCGTACTCAATGCCGCGCAGACAGTTCAGATCGCCTTCCAGCAGGTCTTTTTCTGCCGCAATGGTGCGCAGCTTCTTTTGGATATCCGCCGCGTAGTCCAAAACCATTTTTGCATCTTCAATCCGCATCTTCTGCGCCCTCCTGCGGCTCTGCCGTTACTGTTTTTTTGTGGTATCTGCCTTTTTGGCTTCCAGCGCCGCCTTTCGGCGGGCTGCCTGCTTTTGCTTCACCTGCAAACCCAGAGACTTCTTGAAATACTCCGGGAACGGCTTTTTCTTAGGCTTTCCCATGTTCTGCACCTCTTTTCTGCGGTTTATCTTCCCAGCTCGACAATAGCGCCCAGGCTTTCGATATCCGCCTTCGTTGTCCGGCGCTTTTTCAGCGCGGCAAAGATCATGCTCTTGTTTTCTGCGTAAAAGTTCGCCCCGACCGCAAAATACCGCAGTTCCGGGTTAAACTGCTGCCGAATGCGCAGGCAGAAGATCATGTGACCATCTACCGGCATATCCAGCTCATAGACCGCGATTTGGCCGGTTTCCTTGCTGATTTCGCGGCAAAGAAACACCGCGTTTGTCTCAATTCCTGCTTTTTCTTCATCCGTCACAGCTTTTCACTCCTTCCTGCCTGTTTTGCAAGGCGTTTCCACTCCCGGATTTCATCCTTGCTGTCCGGCGTGATGATTTCCGTGAACTTATAGCCTTTTGGCTCTGCGATCAGGTCAATAAACAACCGGCGGCGGTAAATGTAGTCCCGCTGTGCCCGCCGGGTGAATTTCGACTTGATTTCGATTACTTCCACTGTTCCGTCAGCATACACCAGCACATAGTCTGCCGTATATCGCGCCGCTGGCAGTTTGACATTGCCATACTCCTTTGCGGGCAGCAGGGGAAAGGCAACGTGCGGCGTTGCCTTGATGATCCTGCCAGATTCAATGCCTGGCAGGATCACGGATATGTAATACTCGTATTCTCCCCGGCTCTCGAAAGTTTTCCCGATTTTCCCAGCAGACTTTGCTGCATCCGCCAATGTCTGCTGCGCCGGGGCGCACTTTCCCCTTGTCCGCCGGGCAATCTGGGCTTCCGCCTGCGCCCGGTAGCGCGGCGGCAGGTCTTCAAGGCTCAATCTTGTGCTCATGTCTCCCCCTTTACCATTTCCGGCTCAGAATGGCATAGCATTGTGCTTCCGTTACTTCCCAGCCGTCTTCCCGGGTTTGGTCAGACTGGTGCAGTTCCCCCGGATCGTAAACAACGTTCTTTTCCAGTTTCCAGCCCGGGAAACGCTGGCTCCACCAATAGGCGTCATTCTGCATATCGCCACAGGCGTCCCGAAGTTGTTTTCTACTCCACTTCGTGTCATTGGGTACCTGCTCTTCCGGCAAAATCAGGTTTTTGGTTTCGATGCAGACACGCTCTGTGTGGTTGTAGATATACCCGACCGTTCCGTACTTTCCTTGCGTTGTCTGGTCTGTTCCCAGAATTTTTTTCATGTCAATGCGATCCGCATTCATGGTTCCCAGACTTTCATACTCGTTTGTTCCGGGAATACGGCGACGCCAGAGGTCTTCCAGCATTTCGCGCACTTCGCGGCGGTCGATCTGGTCAAGCCCGATGCACTCTACAAAGCCGTGCATATGTAACCGGCCATCTTTGCCCTTGCGCACAGCCCAGAGCATCATTTTGATTTTCTCCCGGGCAATCTTGAACCGCTTGCAGATTGCGGCAATTACACGGCGCTTATAGTTCTTTGTTTCCCGGACGCATCCTAGAAAGTCGTCCGGCAAGAAAACTTCTTCAAACGTCCCGGAAAGGAAGAACCCATTCTTCGTGAAGTTCGCAACAACCTTTCTTTGCTTTTTCCGCAGGGAAGACATCTTGTTCCGGGCTTTCTGCCTTTCACCAGACTTCTTCTGCTTCTTCCCTCTGGTATTTCGTTCCTGCGGGGTAATGGCGTAGAGACACACAGCCATATAACTATCACCACAGATAATCTTTTTTTCTCTGATATAGTTTCTGCGCATCCCTATCACCTCCTGTCCCGGTCAGCTTCCTGTGTTTATTTTTTCTTCTGTGGACCAGCACAGTCACAGAAATAACGGGTATACAAGCTCCCTAAAGAGGACTTTCGCCCCTTTAGGTTATGCTTTTGTTTTGCCAATTTCTGGCAGTCAGTCTTTCGGTGCCGCTGGGTAGTACATCCAGTGCGTCACGTTGCCGTGTTCACTGAACTTGTCATCCTTCCCCTCAACAAACCACTGTCCGTTGCCATCGTGGATTTCATAGTGAGCATCGTGCTGGGTGCCATCTGCGCAGTATGCCCACACCTTCATGCTGGTTTCACCGGAGTAAACTTCATCGCCATCATGCCAGGTTTCATTGTGGGTGGGCGGTGGATCACTCGCCCGCCGCCATTCCGGTACTTCCACTACCGGTGCGCCGTCCAGTTCTTCGATGCAAACTCTAAATGCGCTCTGGATCATCGCATCCACAACCACGTTTCCCGTTTTTATTTCCATGATTCCCAACAGAATATTATTTCTGACCGGCAGGGCATCAATTATCATTCTTTCGCTCATTTGCTTTTTCCTTTCTTGCAGCGTGTCCCATATCAGAAAGATTTCTCTTCTTTGCTGCCACGCTTCGGATTTCTTTTCTGCATTCCTTGCAGTAGTGGGTGTTCGGACCGGCTTCATAGACCTTTCCGCACCTTTCGCAGATTTCTTTAACCATTGTTTTCTGCCCTCCAAAATTTAGTCATCGTTTCGGAGTACAGCTTGTAGCACTCTGGGCAAAGGTCAGTGTCTTTGATTGGCCCTTCTTTCCACGCCCTGAGAGCTTCCGAATAGCCACTTTTGTACCGATCCAGCATTATTTCTTTTTTGCAACGATCGCAAATTCTTATCTCGACATCTCTTCTCACTTTTTTGTTCTCCCGCCTTTTGCTTTCTTTTCATCATGCTTCGGCTCATGATCTGCGGTGGTTGTCAGCTTCACAGTGGGTTGCGGCTGATCCGACCGGTTCAGCGGCTTGTCAAAGCTCACATTCGTCCATTCGCCCTCCGGCTTATCGTGCCACGCCAGCGCATGACGGATACCCAGCCAGACCTGTTCTGCCCGGTACGGAATGCGCATACCGTCTTCGATAAGTGGGTGAGAGGCAAACATCTGATAAGCTCTATCCATGTCGTCCTGCATCATGTTCCGATTTTCCAGTGCCCGGTAAAAATCTTCTTTTTCGTCCTCTGCGTTTTTGAATCGCTTTGCATCCATATCGGCATAGTGCTTCGCCATGCAGAGGTCTTCCGCAAGATCATTGAACTGTCCCATGTGCAGGCGCAGATACATCTCGCAAGCAGCCTGCACAGCTTCCGCCACCGGGCGGCTCATTGTCACCGTGACAGTTTCAACTTCCGCCGGGGTATCTTTTTTCTTGTCCATGCTGCCACCTCAAATTCTTACGGGCGGTGCTCCGTATCCGTCGTGCACCTCTATGCCGTCTTTTTCTGAAATGTACATCCACGTCTTGAATGGGAAATTTGTAGCCGGAATACCTGCTTCAAGAGCAGCCTGTTCCAGCATCACGCATGGCCCATAGTCGCACCCAATGGAGATTTCTGTCCACGCCTTTGCTTCTTCCTCAATCCTCATTGCCAGTTCTTTTTTGAAAACTTCAACCTGTTTCTTTGAGATTTTCTTTACCATAGAATCCGCAAGGAGACACGTCACAATAGACGTGTAGCCGTTATCCCCATTGCTATGCGGCTGGTTGGCAGTCACTTTTTCCACCCACCAGTTGACGGCCTTTTCGATGGTTTCTTTGGTCAAGTTCATGATGCTTTCCGCCTTTCTTTAGAAAAGTTGTTCCATCTTTTTCGGCCACCGGCGCTGACTCCGTTCCAGCTTGCAGATCATTGCTGCCAGCTGGATTGCTTCAACCGCCATATGAACAGCCCGGTGTTGCATTTCCTTCAGGTCCTCTTTCGGAATTTGCAGGTCCGCCTTGACTTCGTTCCACAGGCGTTCTTCAATCCACCTGTCCAGCAGATAGCGTTCCACTTCCGCTTCGCTCATTTCCTCCCGGACCACCGCCCAGCCTTCATGCGCACTATGGAACATCGGAAAATTCTGGTTTGCTGCTTTCAGCTCCTTTTTAACCAGCAAGCGGACATCTTTTTCTACAGCATCCATTATTTTTCCTCCCGATTTTTAATCTGCTTGGCTTTCTCCGCTGCTTCCTGGGCAGCCAAGTCCTGCAAGTCATCGTGCATCTTTTCAACGATCTGCCTCTGCCGTCTCGACATCAGCTCTGCTATGATTTCGTCCAGATCATTCGCCACGTCATCTTTGATATTCATAGGCGCGACCAATGCCCGAAGGATCATTCCGTCCTTCACAGCATAGATGAACCGTTGCCCCTGATTGGCGGGGCGTACACAAATCTGCGCAAATTCCTTGTTCAGCTCGCCTTCCACCGGTTTCAGCAGTTCTGACCGAATGAACCCGACGCTGCCGTCAGGATTTCGCAACGCGATAAGCTCTTCTCCGTTGATAACGATTCGCGTCTTGATTTCAGAGGTAGTTCCTTCATGTTCCGGCTCGTCATCCCACCTCACGCCGTACAGTTTTCCGTCGATGGTGTATTCTTCATGGTAGAAGATGTTCTTCATCTTCTACTGCGGAATGCCCAGCATAGCGCCCAGCTCTCCCGCGTCCTGTGTTCTGGGGTAGCCATCCATGCAGTAAAAGGCACTCCCCGTGCCGACAAAAATTCTGCCGCCGTTGTTGATTACCTCACAATGACCGCAGTTCTTGATCTGGGCAGCCAGTGCAGAAAGTTTCATCTTTTCACCACCTCCACGTCCGGCTCTCCATCTTCGATGAACTCAGGGTAGGCACTCTTTGCGTGTTTCCTTGCTTCGCGGACTGCTGCATTCGCATTTTTTGCTTCCAACTTATACGGCAGATACAAATTTTCCTTCGTATAGCTGTCAATGCCAAACAGCATGATACTGAACTTTGCCATCGTTTGCTCCCTTCTATTTATTTTTTCTGTCGGTGGGCATTTCCGGGCTTGAACCGGGCGGGGCCTTTCCCATGCTCATATAAAAAGAAGCCGCCGCGCCGGGCGGCTTCATGTTTTCCCCATGCTTATTTCCCCATTGGCTTGTATACGTTCCAGCACTTCATATTGTCGCAAAAGCGTTCTGTGCCAATGATTTTCAGCGGTTTCCCGCAATAAGGGCAAAATGTCGGTTGCCTTTGGTCTTGTTCCCCCTTCGTTCCGCCTTCCTGCATCTGATAGATTACACACATGATTGATCCCGGTTGGATATACGTTTCGCACCGGTTTCGAGCTTTGCAGGTATCGCACCCCATCTTCTTCCCCTCACCTTTCATTCTGCTTCGCGGATGATCCACACCCGATGTTCACCGTACCCGCTCCACGCCAGCGCGTTTTCGTGGGTGTCAACCGCCACGTCGAGGTGATATCCCTGCACCCCCGCGCCCCTGTCCTGCACAACACGGACCCCAACGCCCTCTATGTATAAAACCGTGCCGTAGGGGAGAAGCGCCTGATCTGCCGCCACTGTCACATCTGCCTGAATCGGCTGGCCGCTGGCGGTGATTCCGGTTCCTGTGCCGCAAATGTGCTGGTATTCTTCTGTGCAGTATGCCGTGCACAGAAATTTCCCGGCATATTCCTTTGTCAGCCCATCCGGCAGGGCATTTTCACCGGCGGCGTTCTGCAACTGGTCGATAACTTCTTCATCCTGAATTGCTCTGTCCTGCCAGTTTGCCAGACGGGCGGAATAGATAATGCGCTGTCCTTCCAGATCGTTGACCCGATTCTCCAAAGCTGCATTCCTTGCACCTCCGATAAGCGTAGCCGTCAGGAGCGCGGCAAGCACCGCTTTATTGACTGTTGACATTTTCACTTCCAAACCTCCTTTTCGTCACCGCGATTGGAAACTCTTCTATTTCACTTGCCCAGCGTGCCGTGCCTTTCCCGTATGTAGTCTCCCACACTAGAGGAAAGCCACCGATTCCGTCAAACAAGCTGCCCAGCGTTGCGCCCGCCGGAAGGTATTGCTTCATTTTCTGGGCGATCCAGAACCATTGCGGAAGCGCGATGCTGTTTCCCAGTGCCTTATAACGCGGGCTGTCTGCCGCCTTGTGCTTTTTCCCTTTGGTGTCCGTCCATTCTCCAATGTCCGTCCACCCGTCCGGGTAGCCTTGCAGGCGTTCGCATTCTGTTGGTGTCAACCGCCGGACGATCCAGTGAATAGCTTTCTCTGCAATTAGACACTCGCTACCATTTCCAACATTCCCAGCTTTTGCTTTCATGGTTGAACATTTGTCGCTTTTCTTGTAGTAGCTGTAAGACTGTTCGCTGAATGTCTGACGCTCAGTTATGATGGCTGTATAGTCCGTCACTCTGCTTTCATGGTCTCCGGTAATGGTCGGCACTGTCTTGCCATTACCATTTCCCCGTGCATCAAAGACCTTATACGCTACTGCCGGGCGGTCAACAGTGTTCAACGTGTAGCTCTGGTTTCCCTTCACGCCGGAACCATTTGCGCCGGCCGTTTCAGAGCGATCAATAATGTTTCCTGCTAGGCAATAGACCGGCTGAAAAAGGGTCTGATCCTGTAGCGTCGAAAGTGTTCCTGTTTTTTCGGTCTGCACCAGTGCACCTTTGCCGCCCCCGGCACAGCCTGACCGGATTTTCAAGGTGTAGGCTTGCCCCCCCCTGCTGGCCCACCATTCGATCATTTCCAGCAGGGCGGTTTCCAGCAGTTCTTGTAGCTTCTTGCCACGTCGGGATGCTCTGGTCAGGATGCCCCGGCAAGCTTTCGCGCTCAAATAGTATTTCTCCGGCACGTCCACCTGCAAAATCCACGACAAGAGCGATACGTTTTCTTCTCTGGGGCACTCCCCAATATTGAGCGTCAAGCTGTCGCCAAGCCAGAGACCATCCATTTCCGGCGATTGCTCCGGCTTTGCTCCATCTGCCCCCCCTCGGAGGTCTAGGAATTGAAGCGTCTGGTTCTTCCACGCGGGCAAGTTCTTCCAGCACGGCGCGGAAGTCTTCTCCGCCGTTTGAACTGAACGCTCCGGGAACATTTTCCCAAATAACGACAACTGGATAACTTCCATGTGTCGCCCTCCTCATTTCTTTGATGATCCGAACTGCTTCCATGAACAATCCCGACCGTTCTCCCGCAAGTCCCGCCCGCCGCCCAGCAATGGAAAGGTCTTGGCATGGGCTGCCGAAGGTGATGCAATACACGGGTTCTATCTGGTCGCCATGTATCTTTGTGATATCTCCAAGGTGGATCACTTCTTGTCACCCCACCTTGCTTTATGGGGTAAGTCCTGGCACGGGCTGCTGCCGATCAAATAATCCGCCACAATTTCGCCATCTTCTGCCCACTTCATTCCCAGAAAATCCGCAACGCCGAAACTGCCGTCTTCGCAGCAATGCGTTTCTTGTACAAGCGGTTGGTTTTCAAGTTTCTTCAACGGCCCAATTCCACTGGCGGTAAACGCCGCATTTGCCGTTGCGGTCCAGGCTGTCTCTTTATCACCAGTTCCGCCGTTGGTGAAGGTCTTCCCGCACAGCCTGCACCTGAACGTCATGTAGTACCCTTTCATTGTTCTTCTCCCTTCTGCTTTTTGTTCTTGCACGGGTGGCCGGAATCGAACCGGCTTGCCTGCCGCTGGGGGATCAGGACGGCAGGCAACTTCCTTACTACACCCGCATATCAAAACCCACCGCGCAAGAGAGGTGGCGCGGTGGGGCGACCCGTTGCGGTCGGGTCTGCTGCCTTTTGCCTGGGCAATTGGGACAGGGCGTTTCTGCGCTCACGCTGCGACGTGCCGTTCAGCTTATGCCGGACTGCCATGCGGGCACGGTTTAGGAAATACGGACAGGTCGGATTTTCACCGCCTTATACGGAAGGTTAGCGCTGCTTTTTCAGCATCCGTATTTCCCTGCCAGTTTTGGAAGATGAAACCTTGACCGGCTTCCATGGAATATGCGAGCAAAGCGGCGCAGGCGGGGTTCGACCCCGCTCCCAGCGTGCTGCGGGCACACCCTGCGCCATATAAAAGCCGCCCGGCCTTCACACATGACAACTGCTGCTTATCTGCTGAAAACTCTGGCCGGGCGGCTACATTCAGTTTGTTTTGTGGTGCGTCACACTGTATTCTTCGCATTCCTTGTTGTACCCGTCGCAGGGCGCGCACCGCTGCGACGTGATACGGAACGTGTGTTGGCACTGTTCGCCCTTCTTCGGGGCTGGATGGGTCTTTGTGGACCTCGCAAGATTTTTCATTTCTTTTGCTTTATATAAATAAGTAGCAGTGCCCAGCGGCACCGTGTTCAGATGGAGCTTTGGTTGAACCCTGCGTGTCCGGTAACGGCGCTTGTTGTGAATGGCCCATCCGGGCATTTCCGGCGGCAAAAGCGTGTATGTCAAATCGTCCAGACCTTCACAGAAGCGTTTGACGCTTTCTGTGATTTTCTCAAACGAGTCTATAATTATCTGGCGCATTTTCATCAAATCGCCCACCGGGTCTTCGGACCATTCCCGCGTGCCGTGTTCAGGATCGGTCGTCATCATTGGCTTTCCGTTCCTTCCGCGCCGCAAACTGTGCAGCGCCTTCCGGGTATCTGGTGGGCTTTCCGGTCAGGTCTGCCGTTGCGGCAAACTCCCGCAGGATATGCAGCAGAGGGACAGCAACAACGCCGGTTACTTTCACGCTCATAGGTTCAGCCCCCGTTCTTGTCTTTCCGTGCCTGCTTGTCCACCGCACTGATGATGTGCTTTACCACTTCTTCCATGGGCATATCACCTGCCGGGACCTTGAACATCACGCCCTGCGCCTGGCCCGGGTTCTCTTTTGCCTGCTTCATTGCGTCGGCAATAATCTTCTCCATCATGCTGTCCACGTCGGCGGGCTGTGCAGCGGCAGGGTCGTCCTGCTTTTCTGCCGGGGCGGCGGGATCAGAAGTCGGGGCGGCAGGTGCGTTGCCATACTCGCGCTTCCATATGGATTCAAACCGTTCGTCGATGATTGCTTTCGCTATGGTCATGACGGCTTCTGCCTTCTTGCGGTTGCCGTTGCTGGCATCTGCAACGGTGTGTGCAACTGCTATTGCCGCCATAAAAAACTTGATCCGTACTGTCTCCCATTGTTTCCACGCTGAGCGAAGTTTCGCTCTTCATCTTCACGACCAGTTCTGCAATGTTCTTGCCCATAACACGACTTCCTTTCAGGACGGCGCATTTCCGCCCACGTCACTAGTACCAGTGGCTTCATACGAATATTCTTTCAGCTCAATGTCCTGTACGCTGTCTTCATCCAACCACTTATTGATGATGTTAAACAGGTATTGCTTGCGCATCTGAATAATGTTCTTGTTGGTGGTGCCCAGAGAAAACATCTTGATAGCAACGCTCGCTACAAGCCGGGTCAGTTCATCTCCCTGCCCGTTCATTTCCACATAGACACTTTTCTTCTCTGGCGCATCATGGCCCGTGAAAAACGCCAGAATATGCGTTTTGCTCTTATCCATGTAGTCGTCCCCCTTACGAAGGCAGGCCGTCGTCTGCATCCTGCGGCCTGCTTCCGGTGCCCGCCCAGTCGTCCACAGCAGTGCCAGAGCAGGCAGCACAGTCACCGAAGCATCTGGCGTTCGTGTCCTCTTTCAGCTTTTCCATCGCTTGCGCAATAGCGGTTGCCTTTTCGCCGTGCCACTGGACGCTATGGTCTTTGCCATATTCAATCTCGCTGTTGCGGGCGTTCCATACATCATCCAGCATACCGTCCAGCTGGTTCTTCATGTCATCCAACATCTTAATCGCCCGTTCCTTTTCCGGGCTGGACTGCACGATTACGTCAGTCAGCGCCATAGCCGCAATCTGTGCGATATCTCCCGCGTGGCCGTCAACCTGAATTTCGATATCATCACCATTCAGGGTAACAGCCAAGTGGGCATCATACTCTTTTTTCATCTTTTGTCCTTTCTATTGGTGTGAATCTTCGGTCTGGTGGAGCATTCCGGGATCGAACCGGTTCCGGGGCTACACCCCCGGACGCGCCTGCATACTCCATAAAATGGGCGGCTTGACAGGCTGCCGCCCGCCCATGCGGGCCGCCCTATGTATTCTTTCAGTCCTCAGTAGGTAGGACCCCCGACTGTCGGAATGGCCGGGGCAGCCGTCTGCGTCCCCACGTTTCCGGCTGCATGGTGGGCGTGATCCGGTGCGCCCAGACCGTCGCCGTCAATCTCGCGGGTCGATACCGCCCACCGCCACAAAGACGATCAGCAGGAGCAGCCACATCAGCACCACCGTCCCGCCGCAGAACGCCGGTGTTGCCAGCACCCAGCACAGCAGAGCGGTCAGGATCACGGCCAGAACCAGCGTTCCCGCCAGAATTGCGGTCAGCATAATCAGGATCATCCGTTCTTCCTGCCTTTCTTTTTCTTGTGCTGCTGCGTCTGCCGGGACTTCCGGCGGTCTTTGCACGGGCGGCAGTACAGCGTGGTCAGCGTGTCGAACCGGCGGTACGCCCCTCCGTCATGCCTTTTCTTGCTGTTGTTCATGTTCCTTCTGCTCCCTCCGCTCCCTGTTCCTCTCGATCAGATTATCCAGCTCTTCCCGGGCCTTCTGCTCTTTCAGCAGTTCGTCCAAGCGCCAGTACCCGTATGACTTGCCCGCCGCGTCCGCCTTGCGCACATCGGCGGTCAGCGGATCAGCGGGTGGGTTCTTATACTTCTTGCGTACCCGTTCCGCAAATCGTTCTGCACAAACGGGGCACCGCCGGGCGGTGACATTATTTGAAAGGATCACCGCCCCGCAGTCAACGCAGGTCTTGATTATCACCGGTCCATTCCCCCTTGTGGTTCTGGATGTAGCGCCGGATATCCTCCGCAAACTTTTTGCGCTTCCTGCGCTCTATCACTTCAAAGATGGTGTACATCGCCGTACACACCACGACTACCGCCACCGCCGCCGCGCCCATCATCTGGCACGCTCCCGCTTCAACTGCTTTTCCAGCTCTAAGCGTTCGCACTCCCAGCGATACCGCCGGACACGCTCTTCCAGCAGGTTCACCTTCTGTTCCAGCTTCGTGGTGTAGCTGATGCTGCACCAGCCCCATGTCAGCAGGGCGGCAATGGTTACGATCAGTGCGAACCATGCAACCGGTTCCCGTGCGGCTGCCTGGGCGGCATCCACGCCGTAGAACCACATAATAAAGTTCCTCATGCCGGTTCACTCTCCTTCTTGTCTTCCGGTGCCTGTGCACCAGCCTTTGCCAGCTTCATGCCCTGAACCACGCCTGCGATATAGGTTGCTGCTTCCGGGTTTTCTGCCAGCAGTTCGGCCATTTCCTTACTCTGGCTCTTGTCCTTCTCGCTCATTCTTTCTCACGCTCCTTTGTTGTCCGCTCCTTCCTGCCGTGATATAATCAGGGCAGGAAGGAGGTGATTATTTTGACCGACCGCCAAAAGCTCGTCTACGATCTGTCCATGCAGCTTACCGCCGCAGAGCTTGCAAAGGGGATTCCTCTCTCCGAAAACCCCGCCGCTTACGCTCTTGACACCTTTACCGGTTACATTGCGCTCTACTCTGCAATGGACCCTGCCAATTTTGACATTGCTCTTGCTAAAATCAAAAAGGTGTAATCCCTACGACTGAGATCGGCAAATCTCTCAATGCTGTTTGGGCACTTTCCAAACGGCCAGACAGCATAATAATGAGTGTCCGCATCTCTGCGTAGGAAAGCTCTTGCTCTTGGCATTTTGCGAGAATGTCATTGGCAAGGGCTTTCATTGTTTCGTCGTCCAGATCACGCTGCCGTCTAGTCTTTGACTCTTCCATTTTCTCACCCCCTTTTCTGTTGCTCTTGTGTTCGCTAAGTTAACTTTACGAGTTCATTATAGTTTATCAAACTATCATTGTCAACCCCTTTTTCTTCTTTTTTCGTTGACTTAATTAACGCACCGTGCTATTATTATGGTAAAGGAGGTGAAGCAAAGGTATGAAAGATAGAATCCGGGAGGTCCGAGAGCATTTTGGACTTAGTATGGAGAAGTTTGGTTCCCGCATTGGCATAGGCAAAGCGTCCATTAGTCTTTTGGAAAGCGGTAAGAACAATCCCTCCGTTCAGACCATTACTCTTATCTGCCGGGAGTTCGGTGTAAACGAACAGTGGCTCCGCACTGGTGAGGGTGAAATGTTTGAGCAGACCCGGGCAAGCGTGCTGGATCGGCTGTCCACGGAATACGATCTGAGCAGGGAGCAGCGTTCCGTAATTGAAGCGTTCCTTGATCTGGACCCGCAGGAACGGGACGTGATCCTGAAGTATGTGCATAACGTTTTTGACCGTTCCGCAGAATCCGCAGCCCAGAGCACAGCAATACCTGATAAGGAAGCCCGGCGCATTGCCGAGAGCGACGAGTTCAAAGCCCTTCGGGAAAAGAACGAGCCGCCGGAGAGCGAATCGTGTACTACCGCCGGTTAGTTCTTCAACGTGCCGCTTCTGAGTGGCTGAAGAATCACCAGTAAATCCGCGCAAAAAGAAAAAGCCCACCGGGGGACAGGCCCGGTAGGCTTTTTCGTGTATACAAATTATTTTATGGAGGTATTATCTTATGAGAAAAACTTCTGTCTTTGCTGTTTCCTGTGCCGCCGTTCTCCTTCTTTCCGCTTGTGGCAGTTCTTCCAGTTCCGTGCCTGCATCTAGCAGCGCTTCGTCTGCTGTGTCCAGTTCTTCGGAACCGGTTTCTTCCGTTTCCGTTTCATCTTCTGCATCGGTCGATGATGCGTTTTCCGATTTTGAAGCCGCGCTTTCTGAGAACGGTATTGCTTATACGGAAAAGGTTCGTATGGCTGCTGAACTTATCGGCGGCGTAAACGGCTACAAATACAAAACGCCCGATTATAACATTGAGGTGTATACTTTTAATCCGTCGTCCGACGCTTATCTGACTACCGAAAAGGACGGCACCGTTATCATGGAAGGCTTTGGCTCATTCCCTGCTTATGCTCACAACGGCATGGTTCTTGTGCAGACCGACAACCTTCCTCAGGAAGTAATCGACCTGTTCAATGCCATGTAAACCTCCGCATTCTCTTTCTGCAAAGGTGGTATCTCTATGAAAAAACAGCCGACCGGTGGAAACCGGCTTGTTGCCTACTACCGCTACAGCGGCGGCAGTCATCAAACGGAGCAGTCCATTGAGGGTCAGCGCCGGGACTGCGAAACTTACGCCCGTATCCATGGCATGGTCATCCTGCATGAATATATTGACCGGCATATCTCCGGCAAGACGGACGACCGCCCGGAGTTTCAGCAGATGATCGCCGATGCCGGGAAAGGGATGTTCGACTATGTGATCTGCTGGAAAACAGACCGCATCGCCCGCTCCCGGTATGACAGCATCGTCTATAAAAAGAAGCTCCGCGACAACGGCGTGGAGCTGCTCTATGCCGCAGAAGCCAACGTTGAAGGTTCCGGCGGTATCATTGTAGAGGGCTTGATGGAAGCCCTTGCCGAATACTACTCTGCCGAACTGGCCGAGAAGGTGCGGCGCGGTATGCGGGAAAGCGCCTTGAAAGGCAAGGCTATTGGCAGTTCCCGCCCCCTTGGCCTTACCGTTGACAAGGACAAGAAGTATATCATCGACCCTGCCGGGGCTGCCGCCGTGCGGTATATCTTTGAACAGTACGCCGCCGGGGCTGCGTCCTCTGCTATCGTTGCGCACCTGAACGAGCAGGGCTTGTGCACCAGCCGGGGCAACCCGTTCAATAAATCCAGCGTGGTGCGCATCATCCAAAACGAGGTTTATCGGGGCGTGTATGTCAGCCCCAAGTTTGACGTGCGCATTGAGGGCGCAGTACCGGCCATTATTGACGACGATCTATGGGAGAGGGCGCAGAAGATGTTTATTCGTAACCGTCAGAGCCGTTCCCCGCGCAATGACCGCGCGGACTACATCCTGTCCGGCAAGCTGTTTTGCGGCGAGTGCGGCACCGCCATGAAGGGCGTGTCCGGTCACAGCAGCAACGGCGAGGTGTACTTCTACTACAACTGCCCGTGCAAGGACTGCCACCGCCGGAACATCCCGAAGGACGAGCTGGAAGGTCTGGTGATCCGCACCGTCTGTAACGACGTGTTGCAGCCGGACGTGATGGATCGCATTGCAGACAGTGTGATCGAAGCCCAGACCGCCGAACTGAACCAGCCCAACCCGGAGAAGGAAGCATTGCAGCACGAGCTTGCCGACGTGCAGCGCAAGGCAAAGAATCTGCTGTCCGCTTTGGAGAACGGCACCGCCGGGGCTATGCTGACCAACCGCCTTGCCGAACTGGAACAGCAGGCAGACACGCTTTCTTATCAGCTGTCATCGCTGGAATCCGAGCCGAAGTACCCGGTCTTCTCCAAGGAAGAAGTTCTGTACCTGCTGGAACAGTTCCTTATTGCCCCCAGCGAGAAAACCAAGGCATACCGCCGCCGCCTGATTGATACCTTTGTCAGCAAGATTGAGGTGAGCAACACAGAACTGACCATCTATTTCAACATTGCCGAGGAAGATTGTGGAAAAATGAAAAAAGCTCCCCAGTCGAACCAGCCCGAAGGCTGTTCGACTGAGAAGCAAATGGTCCGAGTGGCGAGAATCGAACTCACGGCCTCTTGAACCCCATTGTGCTTCTCTCAAAAACGCAATGGACACTCCGATACCACTTGTACGCAGTATCATCAAATTTCAAAATTATTTTATCATTCTGTTTCGTTAGATGTCAAGATGTTTCGTTTCTTTTGTGGTCAAATTGTGGTCAACCGACCCTGACAAATGACCATTCTCCCCTACTAAGTTACATGGCGCAATTCCGATTTTCAAAAATCGAGATTGCGCTTTTTTGTTTGCACGAATTATTCATAAGGAGGATTTGTCAACCATGTCAATGAAACATCGTCATTTTTTCATCCTTGACAGAACTGTATGACGCTCGACTACTTCTATGGACAGGCCGGAAAACTTTTTTCGTTCTATCGCATCCCCAAAGCACTGTTTCAGGAGCAGCGGTTTCAAAATCTGTCAACCGATGCCAAAACACTCTGCGGCATCCTGCTTGACCGCATGAGCCTTTCTGTTAAAAATGAATGGTTCGACAAGCAAGGCCGGGTGTTCATCATTTTCACGATCGAGGATGTCAAGAGGGCTTTGTGTTGCGCAGACAACAAAGCGACCAAGCTACTCCGGGAACTTGAAAATTTTGGTTTAATTGAACGAAAACGCCGTGGACTGGGCAAACCGAGTTTGGTGTATGTGAAAAACTTTTCGTCAGACCTTTCAAATGAGCGTGTCCAGAATCGTGAAAATCACGAATCTGGAAGTCCTAAAAACGCTTGTCAAGACCCGCCCAACTCACGATGTAATAAGAATAAAAAGAGTAAGACAGAGCGGAATAATACGAATCCTATCCTTTCCGATGAATCGGAGAAAATGAAGAATCGTAAACTGCTCGAAGAATATTTTTCACGTTCTTTGGAGATAGAACTTCTTCTCCGGCTTTACCCGGATGATGAAGATACCATCTATCAGATCGTAGATTTGCTGGTGGACACCTGTGACAGCAAGCGTAAACTCATAAGAATCGCTGGCGATGATAAGCCCGCCGAAGTTGTGCTCAGTCGGCTAAAAAAGTTGAATGCAGACCACATCCGCTTCGTACTGGACTGTCTGGCAGCGAACACTTCCCCGATACGGAATATGAAGCAGTACCTTCTGGCCGCACTATTCAATGCTCCAACCACAATACAGCTCTATTATCAAAACAAAGTCAACCATGATTTAGCAGCTCGGAGGTGATGAAAATTTCCAAAAAGGCAACAACGATAGCCGTTATCAACCAGAAAGGCGGCACGGGCAAAACCACCACCTGTGAAAATTTGGGCGTAGGGCTTGCAATGGAGGGCAAGAAAGTTCTGCTTGTGGACGCTGACCCACAGGGTTCGCTTACTGTCAGTATGGGCTGGCAAGACCCGGATGCACTGCCCACTACACTCTCCACTCTTATGCAGAAAGCCATGAACGACCAGTGTATTCCACCCGGCGAAGGGATTTTGCACCATGCGGAGGGCGTTGACCTTATCCCGGCCAACATCGAACTGGCCGGACTGGAAGTGGCTCTGGTGAATACCATGAGCCGGGAGAAAGTGATGAAACAGGTGTTGGAAAGCGCAAAACGCGAGTACGACTATATTCTGATTGACTGCACTCCCTCTCTCGGTATGCTGACGGTCAATGCGCTGGCAGCGGCAGATTCCGCACTGATTCCGGTGCAAGCACAATATCTTTCGGCAAAAGGGCTGGAGCAGTTGCTTCAAACCGTGCAGAAAGTAAGGCGGCAGATAAACCCGAAACTGAAAATTGAGGGCATCCTGCTGACTATGACAGATAGCCGCACCAACTACGGGCAGCAAATCGACAACCTGATTCGAGGTGCCTACAGCAGTAAGATCAAAGTGTTCGACCAGACCATTCCCCGGTCTGTCCGTGCTGCGGAGATCAGTGCCGTGGGCAAGAGCATTTTTCAACACGACCCCAAAGGCAAGGTGGCAGAAGCCTACCGCTCTCTGACCAAGGAGGTGATGGCGAATGTCGAAAGGCAGCTTAAACGTGTCGCTGAAAGGGGCAGATGACATTTTCTCCACGGAAGAATCCCGACAGGAGCAGCAGAGGGAACAGGTGCAGCAGATTCCCATCGGAGAACTGTTCCCTTTCAAGAACCACCCCTTTAAGGTTTTGGATGATGAATCCATGCAGCGCACGGTGGAGAGCGTGGAACAGTACGGTGTGCTGTCTCCGCTAATTGCCCGTCCCCGCCCGGAAGGTGGCTATGAGATCATCTCCGGGCACCGCCGTCAGCACGCTGCACAGCTTGCCGGGCTGGACACGCTGCCGGTCATTGTCCGTCAAATGGATGATGACGCCGCTGTTTTGCTCATGGTGGACAGCAATCTCCAACGTGAGAACATCTTGCCCAGCGAACGGGCTTTCGCCTACAAAATGAAGCTGGAAGCTCTAAAAAATCAAGGTGCTAGGTCAGATTTAACTTCGGCCCAAATTGGGCCGAAGTTGACAGCAGCTGAAAAAGTGGCAGAAGAAGCCAATGATACCAAGTCGCAGGTCAAGCGATTTGTCCGCCTGACCTGCCTTGTCCCGGAACTGCTGGACATGGTGGACGAAAAGAAAATCGCCTTCAATCCCGCTGTGGAGCTGTCCTATCTGGACGAAAGCCAACAGCGGGATTTTTTAGAAGCCATGGAAGACACCCAGAATATGCCGTCCCTTTCCCAAGCACAGCGGCTTAAAAAGCTGGCGCAGGAAGGGCACTTCTCGTATGACGTTGCCTTTGCGGTCATGGGAGAAGAGAAAAAGGACGAGCTGGACAAGG